CCCTCCGAAATATCGGAAACGGCATTAGCGACTACATCATCTGCTTTTGATACCTCTTCAGCTGGGTCAGCGGAGTCAGACTTCTTGTCGTCATACGACTTGTCTTCTTCATCCTCCATGTCCTCAGACTTCTTGGCTTCCTCGTCCTCATCCATTGCGTGTTCGGACTTCTCTTCCATGTCATCTTCATCCATGTCTTCTGACTTCACAGCCTCGGCCTCGTCTGCCTTTACGACATCCTCGACTACGGCATCTGCCTCTGGAGCGACCTGTGCGTCCTCAACTACGTCGTCTGTTTTCTCGACGACGTTCTCTGTTGTATCAGTCATAGGATCTTCCTCCTTTGTCATCTTAGAAAGATTAATGCCTTTAGCACTATCAACTAAGAACTTTATCATTTCTGCTTTTTCGCTATCATTCGTTTCAACGAAACCTATGTTTTTCATTGGGGTACCATTTACTGGGCTTGCAGCAGACTCTTCTTTAGATACGGTTACAATACCGTTTTCGCTGTCCCAAAATACATTTTCAATTTCAGTGTTAAGCATTTCACTTTTAACTACATCAACGCCGTCTACCTTCTCAATAGACATAATATTTGCAAATTGATTTGCAGGGTTGTCAACAAGGGATAGCTCTACTAGGTCGTAGTCTTTAATAATTCTAATCTGCTTATCCATCTTCTCGTCGTATCCGTCATCCCACTTGTTCATCTTTCCACCAATAGAAAAGCCAGAAAGGGTCCCATCGGTTACCTTTTCCCAGGTAGCCTGAGCCCCCTTTGAAACATAAGCGGAAACGTATACGCCAGTGTAAAACTTCCTTGTGTCTGGGTCAAAGTACTTGTCCTCTTTAAATGCAACCATTTTGCCAACAGCAATTGGCTCGTGCATTTCACGGATATTTCCACGGAACTTGGCAAATGCCTGAAGAGAAGCGTCGGTTGTGACAATGTCATTCTGCTTATCAATGTTATCGAGTGTAGCAAATCCTGAGACGATACGCCTCTCTTTGTCAACCTTGCTGAAAGGCATTGAGAGACGGAGGTTGTCGCCGTCTGACTCCCACTGAGCCTTTGATATAGTCATACTAATTTATTATATACCCTTTTGTGAATAGTTAACAATATTATAACATAATTATTGTATATTATTCGCTAGCTGGGCCTTCCCCTTGTGCATTTCGTCCAGAAACAGTAGATGTGCTGTCAGAATTGTTATTTGTCCGCTCTGCATCTCTATTTCTGTTTCCTGCAAGATTTGCCCTTGCATCAGTAGCTTGCCTTGGAGACATCTCAAAAACGTCGTCTCCGTCTGGCCTCATTGGAAGTCCTAGAGCCTCTCTAGCCTCATTTGGTGTCATCACCTGAGTCTTTACATACCGCTCTAGAATCTGAGACTGTGCGATTTCGTCTGTAAGGGTTAGCTCATTAAACTTAAACTCCAAAACATCAGTTTTTTCACGAATGATTTTGTTAATCATTTTTTCAAGATTTGTCTGTGCTGGCCTTGCAACCTGCTCCTTAAATGTCCGATCTTGAGCCAAAGCTGATGCAATAGATGAGCTATCTGCACCACCAATCTTAGACAGAGGAACCTGGTGTGCTACAAGAATATCTTCTCTATTACGAATACGATATTCGTTAAAGGATGCTTCCTGTACACCGTTCTCAATTGGTTCCATCTTAAACTCTACCTTGCTCTGGTCAGAGTCTCCTGGCAGTGGGATGTACAAAGTTCTGTGTGACTGACCACGAAGGCTAGTCTGCAAGAACCTAAACAGCTTGTCTTCTGCCTCGGCAGAAAGCTTTGCACCCTTTAGAGTTACGACATAGCGTGGAACAGCCTTGTTTCCGAAGTAATCGATGTTATATTGTGTGGCTAGCTGGTCTCCATGCAAAGATGAGATTGCAGACATAATGTCTGGAATACCATAATAAGTATTTAGTGGAGAGTATTCCTTGTAGTGAATAATCTCATTTGGCCTTGGGTCAGCAGTTACTGGGTTCTGGTTGGTTGCTCCAAAGTTACGGAAGTAAACAACCTTTTGTCCAATAATTTGTACAAAACCGTCTCGTAGTCTACGAACACGGATAGTTGTTGCTGGAATGTGTCCAACGTAACCAATTTCTCCCTTAGTGGTTCTACCGATTTCAAGATAGCCGTTTCCTGTTGCCTGAACATCTGTAAAGAACTTCATCATGGTGTGGGTAAAAGAGTCATCGTCATTAAGATTTTCTAGCCAGTCACGTAGCTCGATTTTTAATCTTTCAATCCTGTTTCTAGCACGACCTCTTTGGTCATCATCCATGGCCTGCTCAAGCCTTAGCTGAGTTCTATCTGATACCTCAAAATCATAGCCAAGGCCAACAATATTTTCTACCTTTGCGTCAATAGCTGCGTGGTTAGCAAAAGATGTGTCGTAGTAGTTAGCTAGCTCATACAGGTTCCATGGTGGGGTGATAACATCAAACATGCCGTAGCCATTGTTATATACGCTACCTGGGTTAATCTGCTTTGTTCCTGAGCCGTCAGTACCCGCACTTCTTGCAGAGGCTGCCTGCAGGTACGAATCTGACATTGTGTTTAGGTCTTTTGGAACCTGAGACTCATACGCCTTTGCAACTCTGTCGGAGCGTCTCTTAAAGTTTTTATCTAGGTTTCCTAGCGACTTTAGGTCATCCCACTTTTTATTAAATGGGTCCTGCTTTTTAAAGGTGTCATCTTGTCCTGGCATATCGTCAATTCTTGCACCAATAATATATTCTTGATCAGACATTACTCTTCATCTCCATACTTAGCAATAGTGTCTTTGGCTGCTTGAACTGCACCAAGATCATTAAGGTTAGGGATAAGTCCCTGCTTCATTCTATCTACCTGCTCTGAGTGTTCTTCGTCAGATACCCTGGCAACCCCAGGCATAAACTCATAGCTGCCGTCTCCTTGACCAAGAGCAGTAGCTTCCCTGACTAGTTTTTGAATTTGTATATGGTCACCCCTGTGAGATGGGATGTTTAAAACACTTCCGTTGCCGTCAGTAAAGGGCTTTCCGTTGGACTTTTTCCAAAAGTAAATGCCCCAGTCGTAATCTTTATCTAAAAATGTTATCTTAGATTCACCAATTTGTCCTGGAAACTTATCATTCATAACCACCATTATACCATATTAAACTGGTAATAGCACTGAAGAACGCCATTCAGCGTCCGCATACACAGAATATTTATAAGAGCCAAAGGTTAAAGTTTTGTCAGAGGTGCCAATTATACTGTTTGTTCCAGTATATTCTCTATAAATTATTGAAGGATCAATTGTATAGGATGTTTCTATAGAAATATAAAGGATGTCTTGCCATAAGAGCTGTACAGGTGATAGGTTGAAGTTCCATTCCGTTCCAAAGTCTGTTATCTGGCTCCATCTGCGATAGTCAATGCTTAGAGATGTTTGAGTAGATGGTAGTTGGTAGTAGCTAATGTTATTAAATAGCAAAGGTCCTGTAAGCCTAATTGCCCCAGCTTCTGATGTGTAGACCAATGCATTTGCAAATTGAATGCCCACAAAAGACCAAGTATCTTTTTCTATGTGCAAGTCTTTTACAAGGTTGCCATTTAGATAATAGGCAATGCCATTGATTGGGGTTCCGCTTGAAACATTAACTCCATAAATTCTACCCCGTGTTCTAGAAGCATTAGATGCAACTAGGTAAAACTTGGCATAAAGATTCGAACTCTGAATCTCAAATATCTCGGTGGCTGTTTCTGGGAAAAGACCTTCTTGATACTGCATGGCCATCTGAATTGCTCCTACAGCGTATTCTTCTGCCAAGCCTTCGTTTATCCTAATGGAAACACCACGATTAGTTTCTTCTCCACACAACTTAATGCCGCTGTATTTTGACATATACAAATATGGGTTGCTGCCCTTGTAAATAGAGTAAGGATTCTTGCCTTTGTAGTTAAAGTAAATTCCGCTTCGAGAATAGGGGTAAATGTCAAAGCCGAATCGTGTTCCTACAGGATTTGCTATAGAATAATTTAGGGCTTGTGAAGCTAGCTGCAAGCTTGTAATTTTAACAGGGTTATTGATGATTCCTGGGTTCTCGACCTCAATGTGGACTCCAATAGAAAGGTTGTTGATGTCTGCACCGCTTGGCATGTAAATTACATCTCCAGAAACAACCTCATATTTTGTAGTAAGCCACGAAGAGCCTGGTGTTACAACGTGTGTTGCAGAGACTGGCTCTCTTGTCACATAAGAACTGTCTAAGGCGTTTGAGCCAGATGCAAGGTATTGGAAGGTAACGTATGTCCTAATAATTGCATCTTCAGTGTTTATTGAGCCAGTATCTTCTGCAAGTGGCCTTGTATTTGAAACGTTAAACTGTATAAAATCAAGGTCGTATTCTTGATTGCCGCCTACGTCAGAAATGTAACTAGCAAAATACGTAAGAGGAACATAATCTTCCCAATAAGAATCTACAGCAATATCTAATTGGAGCTGGCCAACAAAAGTTTTAGGCACTAAGGTATAGCTAGCTGTGTGGTCTTGGAATCTTCCAAATACAAATGAAGTTGCAAAGCCACCGTCTAATGTCCCCTCGAAAGGAGTCCACTCTCCGCTAAACGGATCTATGTACCCACCAATAACCGTAAAGTCAATCTGTCCGTCTGGGCTGTCATCAAAGTATAGTTGGAACACATCAGATACGTCAGTTGGAATGGATGCAATTCCAGACTCATTAAAGTATGTGCTAATCTTGTTTGCATTTCTAGCTGTTGCAAATCCAACATTGTATATCTGGCCAGTAAATGTATTGTTAAGATCTGTGCTACCGCCCACGTAAACCTTTAGCTGATCTTTGTTACCAAAGAAGGTAGAAAGGTTTCCTCCATAAGTGCTTGAAAGGTTGTCTAAGTTTACCCCAACCGAAAACGCTAGATCTGGCACAACGGTATCTACAGAATAAATTGTTGTAGCTTCGCCAGCTCCGTACTTAAGCTTATAAGAAATTGTATTTTCTTGAAGTGATATTAAAAAGTAATTATTCGTAAGATTATTCTCAACCTTAAATAGTATTTGTTCTGTTGTAGAATTTTCTATTGGCTGAAATACTCCATAAAATGCCGAGACATCTTCTCCAATAAAGTTTAGCCTGTCAAAGAGAATGTAGCCCTCTTCTGCTTCCCAGCCAGACTGAGAGGATGGCCTGATCATAACGTATGGTCTGGACTCTGGATTAGCAGTGTTTTCTGCATTGTTTGCAAGAAGCCAGGAGTCATAGGTTTTTGACTGGTCTAAAAATTTGATTGTCGGCAAAGCATAACTTGGCGTAGTAAGAACACTGTTTGCAGTATCTATGTTATCTGTTGATCCCTGATCCCATCGACCCATATCGGGGTAGTTGTAGTTGTTTGTATAATCTGCAAAAGAGTAATCCATAAAGATAGATGAACCGTTATATGCAGTGTTTAGGTTTTCTGGAAAGTCTACGCCTTGTCCATAAACAAATCTACGCTTTGAAACAATAGCTGGAACACGGTAAGGATAAATTCCGACAGCATCTATTTCATAGGCAAGAATATCTGAGTATCCATAAAAGCCCAGCCAGTCTTGATCAAAAATGTCGTTAAGAACTGTCTTAAACTTTGCTGGAAAAGAGATGTCTGCCGCATTTATAGATAGCAAAACAACCTCTTCTCCATTAAGAACAATACTTGCAGACTGCTCGGATAGTCTTAGATTAATTAGCATTGGCCTACCCCACTCGTTTACGAAGTGGGATCCTGAGTGCTGACCAAGCTTAAGCGTTAAGAAAGATCCATTTATGTATAGACCGTCTGTAGAAATCTCTCCATCTACTTCTCCAATTGGCCCAAAAATTCTTCTTGGTTCGGAACCTCTTCTGTCTGCCCTTAGCCAAAATTCAACTGTTGCCTCTCTGTATTTTCCAGATTCGTTCATCACACCAAATCCAGGAACAATCAGCGATGGGCCGTCCTTTGGATAAATCTTTGTAGAGCTTTCAGCACCATACACTAGTGGAGCACCAGTATTTCTTGCATAAAGAACCTTGTCTTTTGCAATATAATATCCAGCATTATCTTGCAATCCATATGCAAATGCGGATACGCCTTCTGTATCATCTGTATAGATTGTGCTAGGCAGTGTTGTTGTGTGTATACCAGTTGAAACTGCATTAGATGACTCTGACCACTGTCCAACAGAAATGCCGTTTAATGAAACTTCATAGGATGAGGACCCATCAGCATATGTAATTGAGATAAAAATATTAAAGTTTGCATCTACATTTACCAGATTTAGGCTGGAGGAAATAAAAGCCCAATCTATGTTTGGTACAGCAGCGTAGGCATATGTTGAAGATACAACTTCTGTATTTAATGTATCTGGGTCAACATAGCTGTAACCTAAAGTTACAGACTGGACATCTACAGAACCTGCTCTTAAATAAGCTGCGACAGAGATAGTGCCCATTTCTTGATTAAGGTCTGTGAAATTGGCCACGGCATCGTACTGAAGAGTCATCGTCTCTGTAGCTCCAGAAGGAGCTGCTCCAGTTATAGAAATAGCATAATCGTCAGAAATCGGATAAGTTCCGTCGAGGCTGGTGTCTACTGATATTGTGTCTATGTTTGTAGTTGTCCAATTGCTTGCAATATTGGCAGAAGCAGGGATAATGTTAATAAAATTTGCTGTGTCATCAAGTGCCCACAATGCTAGGGGTTGTTCAGAAAATACTTTTTCTGCATAAAGATTGGAGGCAATTGTCATGCTATTA